ATAGGCTGCATGATTGATGAAATGATCGAAAACGAGGAAACGATAGACGAGGCTATGTCTATTGACGAAATGATCGATTACGAATTAGTCAAAGAGCTCGTCGAATCAATCGGCGGCACTATCAATATGGAAAACTTTAGAAAAGCAGTTGAGATTCAAAACGAAACATTTGATTACTCAGGCTTTGATATGTTAAAAGCTTCAGTTGATTATATTCCTGAAGCAGAATACAGAGGTAAAAAAGTACAACTTAACAAACCTAAAAGAGGTGGAAGCAAAAAATTCTACGTCTATGTTAAGTCTAAAAAAGGTAATGTAAAAAAAGTATCTTTCGGTGACACAGGACTTTCAGTAAAATTGAAAAAGAGAGGTGCAAGAGCATCCTTTGCTGCAAGACATAAATGTGCTCAAAAGAAAGACAAAACAAAAGCAGGTTATTGGTCTTGTAATATAGGCCGTTACTGGAAATCATTAGGCGGTGGATCAAACTTCTCAGGTTACTGGTAGACCTTACAAAGAGTCTAAACAAGACGGATATACATTAAGAGAGTTCTCTCAAAATACTTCTGCATTTGAATTCGTATGGCATCGAGATCGTGAAGACCGTATAATACAGGCTACACACGATACTGATTGGCAATTTCAGTTAGACAATCAATTTCCAGTTCGATTATCAAAAGACAAACTATTTATACCAAAAGAGACATATCACAGGTTAATAAAAGGAACTGGTGATTTAGTTGTAAAGATATGGCAAAAGGATTAACTTTAGGTAATTATTTAGCTAAACCTAAAAAAAAGAGACCGGGTGTACACGCTAAGTCAAAATCATCTAACTTGAAAAGTTCGAAAAATTACCGAAAGGTATATAAAAGTCAAGGACAGAAAAGATGAAACTGAGTAAAATTATATTAGAGGACGATTATTATAGTAAGTTTAAAACTGAAGCTCAAGAAATAGAAAATGAGATGAAGGATACTTACAACCGTGATGATATACGTGTAAGTATAATTGCTCATTCGAACGGAGATAAAGCTATAGGTAAAATTACCATAGTAGCTAGAGAAGAAGTTCGTCCTTCTGAATATCAGAATATGAAAAACTTTTTAGAAGCAAAAGGTTTTGAAGTAACAGGAGGTGCTAACTACTACGACGAAGAAGACGACAGGCATGTTTACCCTACTATCAAATTTGAATTCAAAATATGAAGTTATCTAAAATCATATTAGAAAACAATAAAGTTGTCAAAAGAGAAGAATTAAATTTATCTCATAAAGATATTCTTAAACTTACCGAAGCTATTTCTTCTAAATTAGAAGAGTATCTTGATATAGATAACAAAGCTCTGTTAACTAAAACTGTTGAAGCTGCCATTGGAGAGTTATTAGATACTCCAAAGAAATAGTTGGCGGTTAGATTATAAGTTCTTATCTTGTAAGAGATACGGACTGGTTATGGATTATACTTTCCTTTTAGGATCTATTGAAAATTTACTTGGCAAAAGTTATAAGAGAGCTAGAGATAACTATGCCTTCCACTGTCCATTCTGTAATCACCGTAAACCTAAATTAGAGATAAATCTACATACTAACGAGGATGGAAAGAACCCTTGGGAGTGTTGGGTGTGCCAAACTAGGGGTAGAACAGTCCGTTCTTTACTATACCAACTAAAAACCCCAAGAGAACAAGCTGCTGAGATTCTCAAATATGTACCTAAAGGAGGGAGTATTGAATACAAGAACCTATCTATATTAGAGATACCGAAAGAGTTTCAGCTACTATATAAAGCCTCAAATACTTCAGTGGTAGCTAATATTGTAAAAAAATACTTATATGACAGAGGGCTTAACGACTTCGATTTTATTAAATACGGTATTGGATACTGTACAAGTGGAGAATATGGAGGACGAGTTATTATCCCAAGTTATACTGAGTCCGGTCAACTCAACTTTTTTGTTGCAAGAACTTATGACGGAAACTATTTTAAATATAAGAACCCAGAAGCTTCCAAAGACGTAATATTCTTTGAGAATCTTATCAATTGGAATGTACCTATTATACTCTGTGAAGGAGTATTTGATGCGATAGCTATTAAAAGGAATGCAATACCAATTCTAGGAAAAACTATTTCAACTTCCCTATATAAAAAAATTATTACTAGTCCACTCACAGATGTTTATGTAGCTCTAGATAAGGATGCTAAAGATAGAGCACTACAAATATCAGAACAATTATTAAACCAAGGTAAGAGAGTGTTTATGGTCGATATGCCAGATAAAGATCCTTCAGAGATGGGCTTCCAAGCTTTTACCGAACTTATACAAAATGCAGAAGAATTAGATCTTTCAGGTATAATGCTGCAAAAATTAGATCTATGATCAAACAAGGAATGAATATTCTCGAACAAAACGAGAAAAAACGTCTAGATTTTAACCCTGATCTTAAACAGATAAATTTTCTAGATAGAAGAGTTTACAAGAGAGGCGAAGGAGTATACTATCCGTCCGTAACTACCATACTCCAGTACATGCCCAAAAATAAGTTTTTTGAGTCTTGGCTCAAAGACGTTGGGCATAACGCCGATCTTATTATGCGTAAAGCAGGTAAAGAGGGTACTCAAGTACACGAGGCTTGTGAAAAGTTAGTACTTGGAGAGGAAGTAGAGTGGATGGATAACTACGGTAATGCAAGATACTCTCAACTAGTGTGGGAAATGATTCTAAAGTTTTATGATTTCTGGACAACATACAAACCTGAGCTAATCTCAGCAGAAGATTTTGTATGGTCAGATGAACACCGTTATGCCGGTACTGCCGACTTAGTCGTTAAGATGGATGGAGAGACTTGGCTGTTAGATATTAAAACTTCTAACTCTTTACATAAATCTTATGACCTTCAATTAGCATCATATGCTAAAGCCTTAGGAGAAGCTAAAGGTATTAAGATTGACAGAACAGGTATCATCTGGTTAAAAGCTCACACTAGATCAGCTTCTAAAAAGAAAGGAGTATATCAAGGTAAAGGTTGGCAAGTGAAAGTAATCGATGAAATAGACCGAAACTTTGATCTGTTTAAAATGATATACGAACTCTACAAGCTTGAGAATCCAACTACAGAACCTATTTATAATAGTTACCCGACGACGTTAAAACTATGAAAAAAATTGGTATAATTGTAATTTTGTTCTTATCTTTAGTTAGTTGCGGTACATATCAATTTAATAATTATGGTCAAAGAGTCAAATCAGTATTGGCAATTACAGAAGCAGGAGATACCATCTCTGTACCCTACAGCGATTTCGTTAGGGAGCGGTATGACTACTACCCAAGATATCAATGGAATAACACTTGGTACTGGAACAACTGGAGATACTCTAGATGGAACTACCCAGAACTCTACTGGGGATGGGACAATTGGTTTTTTTCTCCTAATACTGATATCGTTCCTAGGCGCACGCTGGTTAGACCGAAAGCTCAACCGAAACCTAGACCGAGAACTCCGAGACCTAGACAACCAAAACCACGAATAAAGGATGAAAATATCAGAATTAATCCTAGAAGCTCGCAACAAACCCAAACTCGTAGTGATGGCGGGAGGAGGTGGAACAGGGAAGTCGTACCTTCTCAACCAACTAGATCTAGGGTCTCTCCACCAAGTCAACCCAGACAAGTACGTAGAAGATCCCAGTCACCCCGCATACAACAAACTCAGCCCAGGGGTAGCAGCAGCCAACAAAGAAGCGGAGGCACTGGCAGACGAGAAAACTAGCTTTGTATGGGATACAACAGCATCTAATCCTGCTAAGATAAAATTATTCTTAGACAAAGGATACGATGTCTATATGGTTATGGTCTATACACATCCTGTAATAGCTTATATCTCTAATGCTAAACGTGCTAGAAGAATACCCTCTTCAGCTGTATTTAAGACTTGGAGAAATGTATACAAATTAATTGACGATTATAACAAGATGCTTAAAGGTAATTTATCTATTTTCGTTAATACAAGAGCAGGAGAGTTCGATAAATATATAGAAGAGTTTAATACTGCAGCTAAAAACGGAGCAGCAGGTATATCAGACTACTTAGAGAACCTTAACGATAAATTAGGTTTAGATGCCGGTTCTACTTTTAGACAACCATATGAAATGTCTAAACAAGAAGAGCAAGAGTTCTACAACGCAGTTAAAAATATCGACTATGATACTTCTAACTACAGTGAAGATAGAGCTTTAAAAAAATATTTTACAGACTGGTATAGAAAGAACGGAGCAGGTCCTGGAGATGATAAAATGAATAAAAAGTTAGCATCTCATAGAAAAGAAAAAGAAAGAGCGGCTGAAACTAACAAACAGGTATTAGATAATATTAGCGAATTATTATTTAGCCCAGTATTCCAATCTAAATTAGAACATTCAACAGTACCTGAAATAGATAAGAAAGTACAAAACTTTTTAGCATAATGGCAACAGCACTTTATCCAGGAGGATTTAAACCACCACATAGAGGTCACTTTGAAGTAGTTGAAAAATTACTAAAAGGAACTCATAACGGTAAGGTGTATGGATTAGACGACTACAAGGAAGCAGGTCCTAGAGCACTTGCTGGGGAAAAAGATAAAGTAGACAAAATTGATAAAGTAGTTGTGTTTATTGGTGCAGGTGAACGTAATGGTATATCTGCAGAAGAATCTAAAGCTGTATGGGAAATATACAAAAAGTATTTAGGTAATATAGAAATATACTACAAAGTACCTAATCCTATGCTTAATGCTTCTTCTTATGCTAAAGAAAGACCTAACGAAAAATTTTATGCTGTTACAGGTATACGATCAGAAGAAGATGCTTACGATTTAAGACGTATTTCTACTTTTAAGAATAGGGATAATGTTCAAGGATTAGTCGTAACAGGCTCTAGTGAACAGAGAGCTACAAACTTTAGAAAAGCTATTCTTTCAGGTAATCTGGACTCAGTTTTAGATTTTTTTCCAAAACAGTTAAAAAGAGAAGAAATATTAAAAATTGTTCAGATGTTGAAAAAAAGCATTATATCAGAGGTTATGGAGCAAGAATTAGACAACTTATTTGATAGCTGGTTTGACGTCAACGAAAGTTCATCTGGGACTCCTATAGCTCCACAGTCTGCAGTAAGGTCTAAAGATAGACAAAAGCTCATTACTTTGTATAATAGAATAAGGAATCAAATTGGTTCTAGCGGAGTTAAAATTACATTCAATCAAGATCATATTAGAGTAGGTCTAGAAGGTGAAGTAGATACTAGAGGTTTCGATTACACTCCTTATATGGCATCTATTTTAGAGTATATGATAGACGAGGGTATGAATATAACTCCTTTACCTGAGGTAAAAATTAAAAAAGATCTTGCCGAATCAGAACAGTTTTTTGGAAGAACAGCTTACTACGATCCTAATGCTAACGAAGTAGTATTATATGTAGAAGGAAGGCATCCAAAAGATGTGATGAGGTCCTTTACTCATGAGATGGTACATCATATTCAAAACCTTGAAGGAAGGTTAGGCAAAATCGAAACTTCAAACACTAATGAATCTGAACATTTATTAGAACTTGAAAAAGAAGCGTACTTAGTCGGTAATATAACATTTAGAAACTGGGAAGATAAAACAAAAAACGGTTATGAAATTTCTTAAAGACTTATTAAATGAAGGCTATCCTCTTAAAGAAGAGAAGCCTAAATTACCCTATAAAATATACTGTGACATGGACGGAGTGTTGACAGACTTTGAAAAGAGATTTGAACACTTTACAGGAATGAAGCCTAAGGAGTATGAAAATAAAAACGGTACACCTGCATTTTGGCATTTAATAGACACTGAAATAGGAGTAAAGTTTTGGGTAGGAATGGACTGGATGCCGGAAGGTAGACGTTTATGGGATTTTATTTCTCCCTACCGTCCCGATCTTCTTACTTCTCCTTCAAGAGACAATACTTCCCGCTTAGGTAAAAACTTATGGGTTAAAAATAACCTTAATCCAAAACCGAAAACTATATTCGCTTATTCAAAAGATAAACAAAGATATGCAAATAAAAATGCTATCTTAATAGATGATAAAAAATCAAATATTAACGAGTGGACAGCAAAAGGCGGAATTGCAATTAGATGTAAGGACGGTGATGTAAACCACGTTATAGAAAAATTACAAGAACTAGGTTATGAGTGAATCACTACTCAAAAAAGAATTTAAACAATCAGATGTAGAAAGAGTTAGAAATTTAGTAAATAAAGATTTCACCAAAAAAACTAAAGTACAGACTGGTTATCAAAAAGCTTACCAAGTACGTAAAGAAGGAGATATATGGGAGGAGTCTGGTAAGACTTGGACTATGAAAAATGGTATAAAACAAAATGTTACTAAATTAGATTCTGCGAAAAAAGCAATTAGAGTACCACTTACGTGTCCTAGATGTAACGGTTCAATGAAGCATCACTTGGCAAAAAAAATGTATAAGATACATGGCTTTTGTTTTGACTGTACTATTAACTACGAAGCAGAATTACGTAAATTAGGACTCTACGAAAGTTATGAAAAACGCTTAATGCAGGGAAATATTAGAGCCTTCGCTACTGACATTGAACAGTGGGTTAATAATTTTGTTACTGCAGAAAGTTCTTTCGTTACCGAACAGGGGGACGTAGAAGAGTGGAATTCTAATAATGATGTAAAAAGAAGAGTTCTCGATAATCTTAAGACCTACTTAGGATTTCTAAAAGAACATATATAGTCTATTTATTAAAAAAGAAATGACTCAAAAAGAACTCCTAGAAAGCGTTCTTATAGAATTGACTTCTATCAAAAAGGGTATGCCTAACGGAGAACTTAAGCAAATGGCTAAGGACTTCGAGAATATGAAAGAAGATATTTCTGACTTGAAGTATACCCTTCTCAATCCTGACAACGGTGTTATAGTAAACACTAATAAAAACACTGAGTATCGTTTAGAACTTCAAGGAAATGAAGCTGACTTTAGAGATAAATTAGCTGAAATCGAAAGTCTCAAATCGTGGAAAGCAGGAGTTAATAGAGCATTATGGATAATTTTTGGCGTTATAGCTAGTATAATAGTTAGAATGTTAATGATGCATTCAGATCAGGTATGACAAATCAAGAAATACAAAATATTACATTAGAGTCATTAAGAGATTGGTTTAAAAAAGAAAAGTGGGTTCGTATCTCTTCCTCTGGTAATATCGCAGGTCCATGCGGTACTTCTAAAAATAAAAAGAACCCAGACAGATGTTTACCTAGAGCAAAAGCACAAAGTTTAACTAAAGCTCAAAGAGCGGCTACTGCAAGAAAGAAAAAGAAAGCAGGAGCTAAAGGAAAGACAGTCGTGAAAAATACAAAAGCAGCAAAAGTAACTAGAGAAGATATCCGCAACTTAGTAGTTGGTACGATACATGAGATCCAAAACGAAGGTACTATCCAAGAAAAAGACGATAGATGCACCAGACTTGCAAAACAAAAATATGATACCTGGCCATCAGCTTACGCTTCAGGAGCAGTAGTTAGATGTAGAAGAGGAGAGATCTGGAAAAAGAAATAAATGAAAAGATCTGAAGCATTAAATATAATCAGAGAAGTAGTTAGAGAAGCTATTGAGATAGATAATACTATGACCGTACTTAGTGTCATAGACGGTAAACGTAATCTCGATAACGATCAAATAAGACAGCTATTTGAC